AAAGTCAACCCATCTTTTCTGTATCTCAAGGTGAGCGATTTGCTTATCTTCTGCCATCAAGGAATCTAATGCGGCTTTGGTTAAATTATCTATGTCAGGTTTGGATTGGTGAAATCTGCCATGATGTAACTTTTTTTTCTTTTTTGACCAAGAAGGAGGTACTGGAATAAAGAAAGTTATGGAAGCTCCAACGGGAGGAAGTATAAATTGCTTGGCTTTAGCTTCGGCTAAAAGGTCAACTTTGTACTTGTTGTACTTCTCTAATCGGAGTAGTCTGCTTAAACCGGCGGGGCGTAATTTTTCTCTTGGGATTCTAAAGAATATTGAATCACCTTGAGTTGCCCTAACGTGGGTTTGTGGCGTTATATTAAGTATTACTTTCTTTTGCATTAATCCTATCTTTTACTGCTTTTAATAAAATAAATTCCACAGTCTTTGTTATTGACCATTTTTTTCTTTCAGCTAACTTTGCAAGTTTTTCGTAAGTTTCTGGATTTAAATAGATTGTTGTACGCTTCATAGTGATTCATTTTGATGCAAGTTACATCATGTTATAACATTTTCCAAATTTAACAAAAGTGTAGCGTTACGCTTTACGGTAGAAAAAAACCTCCTTTTTAGGGGAGGCTTCGCATAAGAAATTGAACACTTTTATCTGATATTCTTTATGTAATTGGCTAATTGTTCGTCTTTTCTTAAAACATTATCTCTCAAATCCAAAACCCTTTTACCGTATAATGGATTCTTTCTCATGTCAATACCTTCTTTTGGTAATGGGACTCCGTATATGCTTTGCATTGCAAATCCGTGGTATGCCTTCTCCGTATTGGGGGTAATTTTACCTAAACCATTGTATGCTTGCATCCTTGTTGCTGGGTCTTTTAATCCAAGTTTATCGGCATATTTCATCTTGGACATATATGCTCTTGCAAACATATCGTATTCGTCTCCATCCGCTTCTTCTTCTGTATCCATTTTTGTAGGAACAGAATTCCTTATTTCGCTATTTGACATTAATACTTGCCCTAAACCTCGTCCTGTTTTATTTAAACCTGTCTCTTGAAGCGATACTGATAATAAATCGTAAGGGTCTATGCTGTATCTTTTAGCTGCTTTTACAATGCCATATATATCTTTTGAAGGATACTTACCGCTTACTAAATCTCTATTGGGGTTTATTCCTTTTCCTGTGGTGGCACTTACTTTTCTATTGTCTTTTAGCTCGTAATCTCTGGGCATTACAAGTCCCTTCTTTGCAACCGGAGCTGTAGGTGTAACGCTAAATACTTTTTTAAGAAAATCCATTATTGGATTGCTTTCGTTTTCGCTATGAATTGTTTCTGATATTGCGTCTAACTCTGCCATAATTAAGATTTTTTATGTCTATTTGCAAACATTCTTGCTTGTGCAATAGAGCTAAATCCCCATGCTTTCAATGCTAACGCTTTCCTTGTAGGCTCACCATTTGGTTTTTTCATTGCGCCTTTCATTCCGGCAAATCTTGCGGCAAAAGATACTCTGCGCGGGTTCACACCTGACTTTACGGGAGCTTTAAGGTTACCTCCGGTTTCGGCATTATATGATGCTCTGCCCTTTTCGTTCAGTCCTCCTTTTGGATTCTTACCTTCTGCTCTTGTCCAAGCTGGTGTCTTGCGCATTACTTTTTTTCTTTTGCTTTAATCTTCTTTTCTTGCTCAAGCATTTGCGCCGTTGGTTTTTTACCACTTCCTTTGCTAGCACGGATGTTATTCCAAAGGCTATTTGCAACTCCTAATTTGTTTAATTTTCCTTTCATAGCACTAAATTACAAATTTCCTAATATATTCGGCTCATTTTTTGTATCAATTATATCAATAAGTGGTTTCCCTCCGGTGTCTATTATTTCAACTTCTTCTCCGGCAAGCATAGCATCTATTGTTTCTTCTATGATTTCTCGCTGTTCTGGGGTCAATAGGGCGACTTTCTCGTTAATAGCAGGCACTGCAAAGACATCGCTTAAAATTTCCTTCTTTATACCATCTCTGACCGCCTGTGTTATATGCGGATGGGTTATGGTATCTTTAAATATCCAATTAATTTTATTTACATGGTTTAAGAATAATCTAGCGCCGCTTGATTCTGGGTATTGTCTAATAAAATCATCGTAATGCTCTTTAGCCATTTTCAAATGCTGTATTGCACTTACTATGTTTGCTCCGTTCATTTATTAAAGTTTAAATGCTTGTATTCTAATTCTTGTAAAAATGTTCTCGCTTTGAGAACTTTTGCTTTTGCTTTATCAATCAATTCCTCGTTTCTATAAACAGTAAATAAAAGTATTCTTTCTTCTAATGGGGCATTAGAGAATATCATGTTCTTTTCTTTCTCATTCCATTCTTTTATAAATTCTGGTGACTCTTCGCTAACAACATCCATCTTTCTTAATAAAGAATATTTTGCTGAATTTCTAATATGTTCTGGTGTGTCAATCAAGCAATAAGCAACGCAAGCTTTTTCTAATCCTAGCAAATCCATATATCCGTTTACTTGTGCTTCGTATGTTGCATCTAATTTATCAGGTATGTTTGAAAGGAATGTAATCCAATCCCAGCTTGACTTTGTATCATATACAATTTCATCAATAACATCCGGAGTACCTATAAAAAAATCATTACTAAATACTTCAGCGTTTTTACTTAATGGTCTTTTAATAGTAAGTGATAACATATCTATTGCTTCCGGCTCTACCGTATTGCCCTTGTCTGTGTACTTGTTATCAATCTCTTTTTTAAATCCGTATTTTTTATTAGCATACACTTCTATCAAATGCGTCTTTGCTGTTTTAGAAAGTTCGCCCGCCTCTTTATCTGCTTTAGATATAGGCTCGGTTAATAATTTACCAATGCTACTGCAATGAATAAGCGTGTTAAAGAATTCCATTATTTTATGCTTTTAAATTTTTTGTTATAGTATTCTAATAATTCGGGACTGCTTTTTGACATTAATTCCCAAGCCTTTAATTCTTCTTTTGTTTTGCAAAAATCAATATACTTTTTTGTTTTTTCATCTCGTGTTTCTTTAGATTGTGTTGGGATAGTTTCTACTTGAATTTGGTCTTCATAGAAGTAGCCTAAATCTTTTAATTTTGCTACATTTTCTTTATGATACTCTTCTACTAATGATTTAGCGGTTTCCAAAGCTTCTTTAGCATTTTCTCCAGCGTTAATAGCTACTTCTACGCCAATCTTTTCTGAAGCGTAATTTCCTAAATTAAATGTTCTTTGATAATTGATTACTTGGATGTGCATAGCAGTTGTGTGTTTTAAAAAATTGGTAGCAATCTCATCATTAATTGCCTTTCTTTTTTATGAAAGAGCTTAAGTGTAGAAATTGCGTACCAATTGGGGGATTTGATTTTTAGTTGAAGCCTATCTTACTCTTATTACTTGTGTTGTGTTTTCAATGACTTTTATCTTAAAGATTTTGTCTTTATGGTCTTCTTTTCTTTTTAGATTTGAAATCATTACAGCAATGGAAGTATAAGGGTTGTCAAATTCAATAATTTCATTCACTTCTAATGAAGAAACTTTACTTGAAACCGAATCTGGGTTAATGTGTCTTGCCATTTTTGATAATTTTTAACAAAGTTAAGTTAATTATTTTAAATTAAAAAACTATTTTTAAATTAATTTTGTTGTCTATATGTAACATAGTAAGGGGTAATTTGGTTATATCTTGTAACATATAAAAGGCAGATTTGTTACGAAATAGGTGCAAATGAATATAATTCGGTAGTTATACTACTCTAATAGCAAAAAATGTAAACTCTGCAAGTTTTGATAGTGTTCACTTATTTGAGTTGTTCATGTTCCGTGAACAGGGATAAAAAATGAACTGTCCGATTTTTCAGGATAGTTCAAATCCCTGAATTAATATGATATTGGAGAACATACTCACCAAACTGTTGCATAAATTGCAACAATTACTCAATGGACTGAGTAATTTTACTCAATGGGGTAAGTAAACCTATAACTTTACTTTATCAATCAAAAAGTAAACCTATAAGTTGACTAATGAGCCGTAAATGAGCGATAAACGGCTCAGTCGTGAGCGATAAATGCACATCATAAAGTGCATTATATGGCGCATATTGCCATCATTAGTCCCATTAATGACCACTTATGTGGGATATTTCCATCGCAAATCCGCCAAATGCCTATAAACATTCGCTTTAGCGAAAAAAAATTCCAGAACACTTGGAGGGAGAGGGGGTAACTCCCGTAATCAGGGGGCGGTCGAGCGAAAGGGGAAGTCAAGCAATTCGAAGGGCGGGGGGTTCGGTTTTGGTTTTCGGATTCGGTTTATGGTGTGGTATAATTAATATGTTCCCGACCTGCATACAAAGTAATATGGTATTGAGTTTGGTATGTGTTAGCGGATTGATGAAGGGGGGATATATTACACGCAATTATTGTGGGGTAAGTATGTTAAAACGATATGTTAAATTTTAACAAACCTTTAACTTTTGTGTTGATTGTGGTATCAATTAGGGGGTGTATATT